AAAAGGCGCGCAGCCTTCAGCGCCAGGCCGAACTCGTCTGGAACACCTGGGCCCCGCTGGCCGATTCCGGAAACCGGCTGGACTTTGACGAGATACAGTTCGTCGCGCTTCGAAAAATCATCGAGGACGGCGAGACCATCGCTCTTCCGGTGATGGTGAAAAATGAGCCATGGCGAACGATTCGCCGAGCGGTGGAACTCGTGGAGTCGGAGCGCCTGGCGCGCTCAGACGTGTTCGGCATGTTAGACACGGGGATCGAGCTAGGCAACCGCGGGGAACCAAAGACCTATCATATCCGAAAAGCCGACCATCAAAACAAAAACCAGGGAAAAAGCGTGGCCATCCCTGCGCGAGACAAGGCTGGAAGGCCGAACGTCCTGCATGTGTTCCGCACCCTCCGCCCAGGCCAGCAGCGCGGGATTCCGCTTTTCGCGCCGGTCCTCACATATTTCAAAGACCTTGCGGACTACCTGGAGGCTGAGGTCGTGGCCGCCCGGGTGGCCGCCTGCCTGGCGGTCTTTATCACAAAGCAGGATCCCATGAATTTGGCCACGGCCATGCAGACAGACACCGAGACCTCATCGGGTGACCGTATTGCAGGGATAGAGCCGGGCCTCGTGGGGTATCTCAATACGGGCGAATCCATCAACGTGGTGGACCCCAAGAGGCCCGGGGACAGTTTCCAGCCGTTTCTGGAGGGCCTCTTGCGGATCATTGGCGCGAGCCTTGGTCTACCGTATGAACTCCTTCTGAAAGACTTTTCAAAAACGAACTACTCATCGGCCCGGGCCGCCCTCCTTGAGGGCCGGCGCATGTTCACGACCTGGCGCGGATGGTTCGCGCGGCGCTTTTGCCAGCCGATCTGGGACCTGGTCCTGGAGGAGGCGTACCTTCGCGGACTATTCGATGCCCCGGACTTCTACAAGTACCGCTCCGAGTACACCCGGGCACTCTGGATCGGCGGCGGCTGGGGTTGGGTGGACCCAACAAAAGAGGTCGAGGCCTCCAGCAATGCCGTGGCGTATGGCCTGAGCACTCTGGCTGAGGAGGCCGCCGGCCAGGGCCGAGACTGGGAGGAAATCCTGGAGCAGCGGAAACGCGAGCAGGATAAGGCCGCGGAGTTGGGCGTTGTGCTGCACACATCGTCTGGTCGGGCCGGAGAGGAGAAGGGCGCGAATGCCGAAACCGAAGAAGAATGAGGCAAAGCAAGACTTTTTGAGCCGATGCACAGCAGAGCTCATCGAGAGCGAAGGCCATGAGGCGGACCGGGCCTACGCCATGTGCAACGCCTATTGGGACGACGCAAAAAGCGAGAGGGCGGCTTTAACTTTATCCGCGCCGCTTGAGCTCAGGGCTCCGGAAGAGGATGGAGAGCCGCCGAGCTTTATGATCACGGCTTATACCGGGAAAGCGATTGATACTTGGTTTGGCAAAATCATCTTTGACGTCTCCGGCATGTCGTCAAGGGAAAAACTGCCGATCTTGCGAGAGCACCAACGCGACCGAGTCGCCGGATACGGAAGCAAAGCATGGTCGCAGGAGTCGAATTATTACGTGTCTGGCCGCCTCTCCCAGAGCACGCTCGACGGCAAGGAAATTATGGAGCTCGCAAAGGAAGGGTTCCCGTGGCAGGCCTCGGTCGGCATCTGGCCCATGGCTGTCAAAGTGCTCGACAGCGACAAAGAGACTGAAACGGTGAACGGCCAGGAGATCAAAGGCCCTGCTGAGATATGGACCCAGTCTCTGGTGGGCGAGGTTTCTTTTGTGGCCTTGGGCGCCGACGGCGACACCGCGGCCATCGTTCTTTCGGATCAGGGCGAACGGGTCCCTGTCACCATATCTAGAAATAAAACAATAGACACGGAGGATCACGAAATGAATTTGAACGAGCTGAAAGAGAAGCATCCAGAGCTTTTCGCCCAGATCGACCAGGCCGCTTTTGATCGAGGCCGGGAGGAAGGCCTCCAGGCGGGAAGAATTGAGGAGCGCGAGCGCGTCACCGGAATCCTGGGCGTTGAAAACGCAGCGCTGGAGGCCAAGGTCGACGCCGTGGAAAAAGGCCTTGGGCTGGAAGCTGCCTATAAGGGCTTTTTTGAGGCGGCCGTTGCGAAGCAACAGCAGGCACTCCAGGACCTCGAAGACTCGGCCCCACAGTCGCTGGGGCAGGAGCCTCCAGCCGAACCCGAACCGGAGGACACCAGACCGGCCGACTTGAGGCTCGATGAGGCGGCACGAAAGATCATGGAGGACGAAAAGGTTTCATACCCGCAGGCATGCTCCATGGCATGCAAACGAAACCCCGAACTGGCGAGCGCCTGGGCCGAGAGCAGGCTGCCGAACTAAACCATGGCCTGACGGCCAAGACCACGGAGGAGAACAAAAATGGCATACACCGGAGAAGGCATTGATATCAGCCTCGCCGCCGCCGAGGACCTGTCCGACTACCAATACTGCTTCGTCCACCTGGCGAGCGACACCACCGTTGACCTGATGGACGGGGCGACGGAGTTTCCCGTCGGAATCTTACAGAACGCACCGGAGAGCGGTGAGACGGCTGTGGTGCGCGTGACCGGCATCAGCAAGCTGAAAATGAACGCCTCGATCTCTGTCGGCAGCAAGATCAAGGCCGAGTACGTCGGGGCTGCCGACAACGGCAAGGGCGACGCGGCTGACTCGGATTACGACAACGTACGGGCGATTGCGCTGACCGCGGCGGGAGCCGAGAACGACGTGATCACGGTGCTTCTCACCACAGACACGCTGATGGTGTCCTAAATCTATCAACTCTGGACGGAGGTAATGACAAATGCAACCGACCCCTAAAAGCTCACATAGGGACGCGACTCTCAGCAACATCAGCGTCGCCTACCGCAACGGACTTTACATTGCGGATCTCGTATTCCCGCATGTGCCTGTCCGCAAGCAAAGCGATTATTTCTACAGCTTCACCAAAGGAGCCTGGTTCCGCCGTGACGCCGGTGTTCGCGGGCCAGGAGGCGCGGCCCGAAGAGGCGGCTACGTGGTTTCCGACACTCAATACAACTGCATCGAATACGCCATGGCGCACCCGGTGCCTGTTGAGCTCATCAACAACGCCGACGATGCTCTCCAGCCATGGGTCACCGGCGTCACCTACGCCACGGACAAGATCCTGCTGGAGAAAGAATACATTGTCTCGACCTTGTGCTGCACGTCAGCCAATTGGACCAGTTCCAACGACGCCGAAGGCGGCTGGGCCGCCGGCGAGAGCAACACGTTTATTGCGGACGTCCTGGACGCCAAGGAAACCATCCGGCAGCTCATCGGCCGCTACCCGAACACCATGGTCATGGACGCCAAGACGCTGAAGGAAATCAAGCAGGATTCGAGCGTCCTCGACCGCATCAAATACACGGGGACCCAGGGGGCGCCGGCGGACGTGACAACCCAGACCCTGGCGCAGCTCTTCGAGCTGGACCGCGTGCTCATCGGCGGCGCCATTTACTCGGACGCCGAAGAGGTGGTGGCCGGGACCGATTTCAATGCCGTGGATCTTTGGGAAACCACGGCCACAAAGGGCGCGTGCTGGCTCGGGTATGTATCCCCCAACCCGGCCCTTATGGACCCCACTGCCGGCTATATTTTCGAGTGGAACGGCGACGCGGGCCAGGAATCCCGCACCATAGCGGCCGACACTTACCGGAGCGTCCGGTACTGGTGGGAAGACCCGCAAAAGCAGTGGGTGATCGAGGCCTCGGAGAACTTTGACGCCCAGGTGACCTCGGCAGACGCCGGCTACCTGTTTTACGACACCATCCTGACCTGATGCCGGGGGGAGCCATGAAAGTCAAATACCTGGGCCCTCGTGAAAAGGTGGGGGTTGCTGGATTTGGCCCCCACCTTCGGGGGGAGACCAAGGAGTACCCGGACCAGGTCGGCATGGAACTGGTAGCCAACAGCAGGCGGCAGCGATTCGAGCGCGTGCCCGACCCGCCGCAGGTCAAGCAGCCTGCGAAGAAAAAGGAGCAGACAAAAAATGAGACGTAAATGGGCTCTTATTGCAAGCGTGGCTTTGCTGGCGCTGATCATGGCCGTGCCGGTTTTGTCGGTGTACTACGACGGCTATTTCACGAATGCCCTGGTCAAGGGCAATCTCAATGTCCAGGGCTCGACAGAAAACCTGCCCATGAATACGGCGGTGCTGTCGGGCGCCACCGGCACAATTACATGGGGGACCGACGCGACCAGCGGTAACAGCGGATGGTTTGTGAGCGAGGCGAACCTTAAGTCGTACTCCCATTTTCTGGTCGAGACTTCGCACCCAAGCTACGCAAACGGTACAGGTGACCCTTCTGGGGCCACGCCGTACAGCGCCCCCGGGAGCGGGATCCCGAATGCTGGGTGCCCGACTGCCCCAGCGGCGTCCGGCGAGACCGTATATCTGGTGGATGTGACCGAAGACCTCCATGGCCGCGAGTGGGACTTCTCGAACGCCACGGGGCCCACCGGGTTTATCCTCTTTAACAAGGACCAGGGGTTCAAAAACCTGGCCTCCGGGACCACTCACGCGCCCAGCAGTGGCGGGTTCGCAGCGGGCGTCACATCAATCCCTGCCGCACTCGGAGAGAGCGTTCGGGTACGGGCCATTTATACTCCGTCCACACATCGCGGTTACCACGTCATAGAGATGAACTGCGCGGGCGCGGACAAGGTTGACTGATGGGTGCATCGGACATCATAAGCCAGGCGGCGAGCGATATTGCCCAGGAGTGGGATGACGCCACCTACCGTCCCATGTCGGGGACGAGCCTGGCAGATGTCTCATGCAAGGCGTGGGTACACAAAATCCTGCAAATGCAGCCGGCAGGCCTGGACGCCCAGGCGTGGGAGCAGGGAATCGCCATCACGGCGCTTTACAGTCAGGTCGGGCGCCCCAAGCGGGGGGACTTGTTTATCGTGGGCTCGAGCACCTATGAAGTGCTTTCAGTGGACGAGTGGGACAAAAACACAATCAAGGCAACCGTGAGGGAGGTGTAGCTAGATGGCCGCCTACTCACCGCCTGCCGGGGTCGCTAAAGCTGGAATCGAAATCAAGCTCGACCAGGCGCAGTGGGTGAGGGCCCAGGGGCTGCTCGCGGGGGTAAAGAACGGCTCTCGGCGCGTGGTTATGCGGGCGACCAACAAGACACTTGCCGGCGTGCGGACGGACTCTGTCAAGGAAATTCGCCAGGAGGTCAACCTTTCCGCCACCGTGGTCCGCAAGACCATGTACGTCGAAAAGGCGACCTTGCAGGATCTTCGGGCAGCGGTCAGAAGCCGCCAGAAGTACGGGACGAGCTTAATCGCCTTTGGCGCGCGGCAGACACGAAAGGGGGTCACGGTCCAGGTCAAGAAGGGCCGGCCCCGGGAGCTCATAGAGCACGCCTTTATTCGCTATGGCCAAAAGGGCGGCGGAAAGCAGGTCTTCTGGCGGACAGGCCCGCTTAAAAGGCATGTCGGGACCCGGCCGCACAAAAGGAATTTCCCGTATGGCGCGCTCCCAAGGAAATACCGCCTGCCGATCAAAAAACTCTGGGGCCCGGCGGTGCCGGACATCATGAGCAACGACGAGCGCATGCGGAGCATCCAGAAGAAAGCGAACGCCAGGCTGGACAAGAATTTCGCACATGAACTCGATTATCTATTGAGCAAGGTATGAGCGACACGATCCGAGAGCAGATCATCTCTGCGCTGATCACCCGGCTTGAGGAGATTCGGACGACCCGAGGGTATAACACGTCGGTCGGCCTCCATGTTTTTCGAGCGCGCCCCCTGGTGGACCCGGACGACACCCCCTGCGTGGTCCTGTTCCCCAGGCCGGAGGAGGCGAACCGCGAGTACGGCAACAACGCCTATGTGATGGATGTGTCGGTCCAAGCGTTCCAGAAATTTGAGAGCTCGAATCCGTCCGAGGTGGCCGAGCAGCTCCTGGGAGATGTGATCGAGTGCATGACGGCCCGAAAATATACCATCTCGTTTAACGGCGGCGGGACCGAGCAGGTGGAGCCCGGGGACACGGTGACAGGCGCCACGAGCGGCGCGACCGGCCTCGTGGACTCGGTGTCGCTTTCGACCGGGGCCTGGGCCGATGGGGACGCGGCCGGCACGATCACCATGCGGCGGGTGTCAGGCACCTTTCAGAACGGCGAAAACCTGAACATCAGCGAGCAGGACAACGTCGCAACGACCACCTCCACGGCGACAAGAGAAACCCCGGAAACCGGCGCGACCGGGGGGCTCGCCGATGACATTCTTT